TGTGATGCTTTCTGCGGTATAGGTTGTGAAGTAGGGCTGCCCACCATTGGTCGGAGCGTCAACGAGAGCGCCAACCCGGCCCATGCTCAGGATTTCACGGACAATGGCGCGAGCAAAAACGCTAAAAGGCTGGTTGTCTACGGTGCAAGTCTCTAACTGCGGGCGAAGGCTTTCAGCATCGCCTAAAATTATTTCAGGTTCCTTGCGGAAAATCATCCCGACAAGGCCATTCAAGGTGCGGGCGGAGGCGTTGAAGAATTGAGCGCGCTTCTTGTATGCCTCATACTCGCCCCAAGACATGCCCGAAAGCTGGGGTAGGTATCGTGTCCCGCCTTCACGGATCGCCTTGGCGCCCTTCAGCACATCACGAATCATCTTCCAGTCATCTTGGTTTTCATCATACTCGGAAGCGATGTCAGTAACGGGCATGTGCTGAAATCCAAAAATAATTTCGCAAAGTGGTTAGCGGTCACACGGCACAAAAGTCAATCCACCGGCTTGACTTTAACAATAGGTGCGGAGGATAAACAAATTTCGTAACGCTTTTGAGGAATTCCCTTATCATGTCAAACGATAAGACGGATAATATAACGCCAATCCGTCCCGATGTGAAGGTGAAGCCGAAGGCCAAGGCGCGCAAGTGGAAGTCTGGCGCGCGATGGGATGTTCTTGAGCATTATTACCGAATTGGTTGGTCTCTCAGCGACATTGCGCGGCTGCCGGAAGCAAAAGGCATTACCTCACAAGCCATCGCCAACCGTGTCAGGCGTTACAACTGGACGCGAAATCTAGAACCGCGTGTTGCCGATGCGGCCCGCGCCATGATGGTCATGGGGATGGGCGAAGATGGCAAGCCGTCTGCCGAAACGCTTTCCATGCTGCGCGGCAACAAAGCCACGGAAGATCAAGTGGTTCTGTCCTCCGCTGCCCAAATTGCCGAACGCCTGACCACGACGCGCAAGCGGTCAAAGCGCCTTGATAGCATCATCAATCGCCTTTCCAACCTGATTGAAAATGAAATTGAATATCTAGAAGCCGAAGCGGAGGAGCGCACCGACCCGAACCGTGTGCGCGTAGAAATCAACCGCCTTACCAAGTCCATCGGGCAGTTAGTCACGGCGGTCTCTAAGGCCAACGAAGAAGAACGCAACGTGCATGACCTGCGCCGCCTCATGAAGCCGAAGGAAGATATCAAGCCCATGATTGTAAAGAAACGGGCGGTGCTGGATGCGGAGGAAGTCGGCTCGAAGGATGAGGATGAAGCGGGCGTCGCATGACCTTGGATAAACTGACTTGGAAGCCCGATCCCATTTTGGAGCAACGGGCAGTCAAGAACCTGGGCCTGCTGCCCTGGCAGGCGCATGTCTACTTGCACCCAAGCCGCTACCGTGTGGTTGTGGCGGGGCGGCGAAGTGGCAAGTCGTTCCTCTCCAAGCATGAACTCTACCGGGCTGCCAATTCGGTGGAAAAAGGCTTGGTGGTCTACATCGCCCCGACCTTGAAGATGGCCAAGCAAATCATGTGGCGGGAGTTGCTTGACTCCATTCCACCTGAGATGATTAGTGAAATCAACCGAACGGATATGTCGTTGGTGCTGAAGTCTACCGGCACCATGATTAGGTTGTTTGGTGCCGAAGTGCCCGACCGCCTTCGTGGCCTATCCATATCGTTTGCCATTTTTGACGAAGCAGCGGACATTACAGAGGAAATGTGGACCAAGATCGTCCGCCCTGCCTTGGCGGACCAACAGGGCGACGCCTTGTTCCTCGGCACCCCGAAGGTCAGCGCCGGTAGCAAGTGGTTCTACGAAGCTTATTGCGATGGTTTGGACCCTGGCAAGAAAAACTGGTTCAGTTACACGATTACGACGCTGAACGCTGGGATCGTGCCGCAGTCGGAAATCGAAGAAGCCAAGCGCACCATGAACCCGTTCGTGTTCAGAACGGAGTTTGAAGCGTCGTTTGAGTCGCCTACCGGCAAGGTCTACCAGCCGTTCCAGCGCAGCACGCATGTCGTCTCGCATATCGACGATGACGGCAAATGCCATTTGCATCTTGGCCTGGACTTCAACCGATTCCCCATGTCGGGCGTGTTGATGGTGAAGTTCTTGGATGGGGAAGGCGACGAGTGCTTCTGCGCCGTGGATGAAATATTGTTGCCTAACGCCACCATTCAACGCTATGCAGATATTCTATCCGAACGCTTCAAGGGTAGGAATATTATTATCTATCCTGACGCCTCGGGCAATCAGCAGCATACCTCGGCAGGCGGGAACACGAACCATAGTGTGTTGCGCGGCATGGGCTTTCGCCTTGTCATGCCCCGTCGCAACCCTGCCGTGAATGACCGGGTGAACACCGTCAACGGCGCCTTTCTGTCGGCTTCGGGCAAAAGCCGTTTGTTCATCCATCCTCGGTGCAAGGAACTGATTACGTCCTTGGAGAGCCTTGGCTTTGACGACAACGGCGCCATAGCCAAGTCCGCACAGAGCAAATACACCCACTTGCCCGACGCACTTGGCTACGCCGTCATGAACCTGATGCCGATTAACAAGAGAAATATTGGCTCAGGGATGGCGAAGATGCGGGGCGGTTTCTAGAACCAAGGCAGGTCGAAGCGGTTCACGAAGTCGCGCAACTCGCGTCCGCTCATGCCGAACTTCTCCGCCAAGACCTTTTCGCCTCGGTGGCCTTCCACCATATCAATCCACTTTATCTTGGCGTTGCTGAGTCCGAGCATGGACTTCAGCAAGTCTAGGTCCATCCGAGACAGCGAGACGGCTTCCTGAACATAATCGCGCCATGCCTCTACGGAGTAAGGGAACAGCGGCTCGATGATCTCAAGAATGGCGTCGGCGTAGTCGCGGATTTCCTTTTGCGCGTGAGAGTCTGTCCGCAGCGCCAAGAAGTGAAAGAGATTGTGAAGGTCGATCTTCCAGTAGAACGACGAATAGGCGGTCAGGGGAAGAACAACTCGGGCCAATTCGCGGGCGAGGTCTTGCGCCAAGAGGCCACGATACTGCCCATAAGCAAAGTCGTTATTGGCTTCGATGATTTCCTGCACCGCCGCCTGTTGCTTCGTAGTGTATCCGCCAGTTCGCCCCTGCTTGTTGTCTCGGCTTTGCGGGCCAATGTCGCCAAGGGCGGGGGTGAAAAACTCTTCGCGGATTTCGCTATAGCGGCCTGATTCTTCATTAACAGCCGCAGTCCGATGCCGAATCCACTGACGAATGACGAAGATCGGGGCGCGGACATGCAACTTGACTTCCGCCATTTCAAACGGCGACGTGTGCCGGTGGCGCATCAGATAGCGGATGAGGGCACGGTCCTCGCGCGTCGCCACGGTGCCCTTCTGGTAGGAAACGCGGGCGGCTTCGACAATGGCGCCGTCGCTGCCCATGTGGTCCACGAGGCCAACGAAGCCGTGGTCGTGAATTTTGATATAATGGCTAGGTAGCGTATCGGCTGACATGGCTTTCTCCAAGTGTGAACCCGTCAAAGGGTGGCTTGCTTTTCGGTGAAAATGGCTTCCAGATGGCGAGGCCGTAGGTCTTGGCCTTCTTCACCATGTCCGCCGTTTCCTTGCCGCCGGGGAAGGCGACAAGGGCATCTGGTTTGCCTTCAGTGAGCATCCGCGTGTTGCGCTCGTGCCCCGCCAGCAGGCCGTGAGACTTCCAATTGGCGGGGAAGATGATTTGGTGGACGCTATGCACCAACGCCCAATGCCCCGCTTGGCTGTCGGCGCCGGTTGCCCCTCCGTGGATAAGGGCGCCAATGGCGTAGTGCTGATGCAACTGACTCAGCACGTCAAGCACTAGCGCCGCCTCATCAAAGTGCCGCCCGCCGGTTACGAGGAGGCGCATGTTGTTGGTGAAGCCTTGGGGGCCAGTCATCGTCTCGAACGCCCTCCAGTTTTCCACACTTTGAACACTCGAAAAACTCGGGGCCTTCGGGATACACCGCCTGCCACCTGTGCCCGCAACTCAGGCATAGGATTGGCGACGTAAACCAAGGCCC